ATCATCCCCTTCAAGGAAGAGCCGAACCCGCAGCACTTGGACTTTGGGGTTCACGAGTTGGTTAAAAATTGCGTCTGCCACCCGAAGATAACCGAGTCGTGGGTAGGTCAGAGCATCATAACTCATAGCGCAAAGGTGAACTGAATGGAATCCGTAACCACTCACGAAGGATTCATGCAAGCGGTCCAGAACCATTTGAAGGAGCGCGAGGGATGCGCTGTGATGGTGATCGTGCATACTCCTAACGGCTTGGAGATACAGGCGAACTTCATGGACTTCGCGCTCCAGATGGGGATAATCAAAGCGGCCGGTATGGCAACAAAGGAGGCTTTCAAGCGGCAGATAGAAGCCGTATACAAGTCCGGTGAGAATCAAATGATGGTGTCGGTAATCAAAGACGCCATCGACTCTGAAAAGAAAAAGGTGAACTGAAATGGCAAGCCTGAAAATCAAGACCGGAGCAAAGCACGAAGTCAAGAACGGTCTGGTTGAACTTGAGGGAGCTTGTGTGGTCCTTCGAGAAGTAACGACCAAATCGGAGCGCATGGTGTTTGCGTATTGCCTCCAGCCGGGAGAAACGGTGACAAAGGGAGAGGGGGACGATTACGTTGTCGAATTCTAAGTTTGAGGTCATTGACCGCCGTAAGTATGACAAAGAAGATCCGGTCCCGGTAATCATTCCAGCGGTTCCCGAACCCGCGGCCGATAAATCAACATGGAAGAATGTCGGCTACATGATCGTCTTGATTCCAAGCAACGCCGGACCAATCGTGGCCGGCCGAGCGGTTGGGTTGAGATCGGACGAGAAGTGCTTCATCGGAGATTTTTTCCTGCCGCAGATTTACCCCGAACATTTTGACTGGACAACCGAGGCGCGGAAGCGGCTTGACACCTATCTTGGTTGTGACTGTGCCGTTGGGATTCAGTGCGCTCTTCACAAGATGTACGTGCCGCAGTGGATCAAGGCTGACACACATCGGCTTGAGTTGATTGGAAGTTCGCCAGTGCCCGCAGCAGTCGAGGCGATGGTTAAGGCGCAAAGAGCGAGTATCCTCATACCCAGGTGACGGGCATGTATTTTCAGAGGGACTTTCGGCTCTTAACCTATGGGCCGCGGATGAACAATATCTTGTCGAGGCCGGTTGAAGAATCGGATTGGCCTGATATTCCAAGGCTGTTTGAGTACATGCTGGAAGTGATGCGGAAAGCGAATGGAATTGGGTTGGCGGCTCCGCAGGTAGGATGTTTCAAGCAGTTGGTGTTGATAGCCAAAAGTGAAAGTTCTGTGATCGGGTTGGTGAATCCAGAGGTTGTTCGGTTGTACGGAAAAGAGAGCGAAGAGCATGAAGAGTGTTTGAGTATGCCCCCTCCGGGGAATGGTTGTATGGTGCCGCGGCTTGAGAGTATTGATGTTGAGACTTCTCTTGCGGAAAGCTTGGATGTGCGGAGAAAGTTGACATTTCACGGGGGAATGGCAAGAATCGTTCAGCACGAACTTGATCATCTGACCGGGACGTTTTTCATTGAGAGGGCTTCAGAACGAAGAAGGAAAGAGGTTCTGGAGAAGTTTCACAACTGGAAGTCAATGCGCCGAGCGCAAATCAGAAGAGCAGAGGAGAATGGGCATGTCAATTCCGGATCTTTCGCCGTTAGTCGCGGCCAATCTCGTGTGTCATGAGTGCGGAACCGTCTTGAAGCCGAAGGTGGTGATGGGCCGCAAGGGACAGAAACAGGTAGTGAGTTACCTGGAGTACGTTTGCAACAACCCAAAGACCGGATGCAAATATAAGGTCCAGTCAACAACGATGACTTCGATGGAGATGCTGGCGCTGCGCGATGACGGCAGCGAAGTGAGGATTGGGGAATAATGCCTTGGGAGAAGCGGGGATGAGCGACAAGATCAATGTGCCGGAAGAAGCGGTAAAGTGGGTAATTCGCGCACGTTACGGAACCGCCGATCAAAACCAAACAGAAGCCATCAGGCAGGACCTTAACTCCTTTGCCTGCTGGCTGGCGGAGAATCCGATTGTGCCGACAAAAGAGCAGATGGAGCGTTTAGTAAGAGATAACTTCACCGCTCATAGTCTTTGCATTGCATGGCAGAAAGAGATGTACCTTGCGCCGGAGCCATCCGTGCCAGAGGAAATCAAAGACCTGTTAGTACCGAATGATCCTGAAACGGGACTTCCTATGGATCAAAGAATGGCACTACTTGAATCTTACCGCCGGGGCAGAGAGGCCGGTATCGCGGAAGGAAAGAAAGCGAGGCGTCCAATATGAATCCTTGGGTCTACATCATCGTCGGCCTGTTTGCCTTACTTGGTGTCTGGACATTTGTGCGCGGGGTTGCGGCGGGATGGAATCGGATTATTGGAACCGTCAACGATCTTGCCAGCACGTTGAAGGAGGCAACAGAGATAGCGCGGGCCTACCGCGAAGACCTTGCCATCCTTCGGCAAATCGCTCAATCGGGATCACCGACTCCAAATTTTGGAGAAGAGCCGGAGTCGATCGTTCCGAAGCCGCCTCCAAGTACAATGCCTCCTCCTCTATGGAGTCGCTTTCCAACCAAGCCGGAAGAGCCGGATGCGCCGGCTGAATCCATCCGCGACGTTGATGTAACGGCAACCGACGAAGAAGTTTTGGAGCAGGAGGGCAACGAAGCTATATTGAACTTCGAGGCCAACGAAAGGCAGAAAGCCGCAACACGCGAAGCGGATCATGTAAGGATCAAAGAGATATTGGAAGCGAGTGGAAAGCCGGAGGGCCAGTGAAGAGTAGTTACGCAACGAAGACACTCTCCACCCGGAACATGCGCGACCCGCGTCACCTGATGCGACTTGTGAAGTTCCGGGCGCTCACCGGAACCGACTCGGAGCGCATAGCGGCTATAGCCAAATCTGAGGGGGTCGGAAAGGAAACCGTCAGGGCTTCCGTTCGCCAGATGGAAATGTACGCCGAGCAGAACAAGACGGTCAACGTCGATCTGCGAATCAACGAATCCATTCTCAAGGTGATGCCAGCCTTTGAAGAAGGAATGGCTGGACTCTTGACGGCTACCGAGTTGGTTGAGATGCCGGACGGGAATACCGGGAAGAAGAAGGTGGTCAAGCAAGATGACAAGACCACGCGGCTCGAAGCCAGCCGCATCGTGAAGGACATCATTGTTGCGAAGCAGCCGAAGGCGCCGATTGCGGAAGTCAACGTGAACCAGACGAATCAGGTTGCGAATCTGAGTGCGGCGGAGACCTACGAAGAGCGGCTTGCGCGTCTAAGAAAACAGGCTCAGGAGCAGAACATGCTTCCGGCAGAGACTATTGCTATGCCAGATGAGTTGGACAAGAACGACGCTCTATCCGAGAGCTACGATGACGCCGAAGAGGACGATGAAGAGGAAAGCTAGTGTTCAAACTGCCTCCAGACGAAGCTGAGCGAATCCGCGAGATGGTTCCAACTATAGCCGAGTTGAGAGACATCGACCTGCAAAGGGATTACCGGGCTATTCGTAAGAGACGTTACGGAAACACGATTCCTCCGGTCGAAGAAATCATAATCAAGTTTATTCCAAGAAAAGAACTTGCAAGACTCAGCGGATTTAACGATGACGATACGGACGCCTTTTGTTCGTGCGGTAAACATAAAGGAACTCCAGTTCCGCAAGCGATACTTCTAGCAGACGATTTGCGTGAGGATGATACAAGGATGAGACTTCTTCACGAGATGGCACATATAAAGGTGAACCTGAAGTTTGGTCGAAGTATGGGTCATGGAATACATTGGCAAAAAGAGATGCAGCGTCTTGCGGTAGCAGGAGAAATGGCTGCTTGGTGGTGAGCAATGTCGATCAATCGGGCAAACCGCTACTTGGGAGAGATCATTGAGATCCTCGACAATCATAGGGGGAAGTATGTAGAGGGAGCGAAGGGAGACGACGAAGCGAGAGCATCTCTTTCCGGCGAAGATAACAAATGGATTGATGATGAAATCATTCACTGCATTACAGAGCCGCGATACTTCCTGTCGAACTACTACGCAATCAAAACAGAAGGGCTCGGTTTTCAGGGTCTCTACCCGTTTTTCGACAGCCAAGAAATCATTCATGACGAATTGAGAAAAATGGAGAAGCGCGATGGAAAGGTCCGCGCAATCATATTAAAGGCTCGCCGTTTGGGATACACCACATACATGATTGGCGAGTTCCTGCACAAGACAATCTTCTGGAACCATGCGGACTCCATCATCGTAAGTCAGGACGAACGCGGCGCGAAGTACAACATGGGAATGTACGAGTCCGCATTCGAGTTTCTTCCGTGGTGGATGAAGCCGAGAGTCAATTTGCATCAGACCGGCGCACTTTACAATTTCGATGAACCAGATGAAAACCTGAGAATGATGCGCCCCGGACTTAAGAGTTGGGTCTACGCAGACAACGCTAACCGGCCTAGCGGCGTTGGGCGTGGGCAGGGATACCGCCGCGCAGTGCTGGATGAGTTGTCGTCATGGAGAGAAGTCGAAGAATTAACTGAATCCCTGCTGCCAACCTTCAATGCGGATGACGGGTTCTATGTGATGGGGTCAACGGCAAAAGGAAGAAACAATCCTTGGCACGAGTTGTGGAAGATGGCCGAGTCGGGAGAGATTGACTGGAACCCAATCTTCATTGAGTTTTATCGTCGCGCAAAAACATACTCATTGCCGATCCCCAAAGACAAAGAGTTTGTTCTGACCGAAGACGAGAAAGAGATGCGGGCAACGATTGTCGCAAAGAAAAAGTTTATCATCTCGAATGAGACCTTCAACTGGATGCGGAAGACAAAGAAGGGGTTCGAGGGAACCCACGGCGACGATCTGAGGTTTTATCAGGAATATCCCAGTAACCCGGAAGAGGCGTTCCAATCGTCGGCGGTCACTGCGATACCAAGAGGAATTATAAACCGATATAGTAGGAGAGTAAGGGAGCCTCAGTGGATTGGTGAAGTTGGTTTTGATTTCAATATGTGGGAGCCGGAACTTCGTATCCACGAACTCAAGGATGAAAAGCGCGGACTGAATACAAAGATCGGCCAGAGATTAAGCGTCTGGAAACTACGAGAGAATGGGGCAAGGTATTGCGTGGGGGCAGATGTTGCTCTTGGAAAGACTCGCGGAGATTATTCGTGCTGTCAGGTAGTGAAACTTGGCGAGGGAATGGGAAAAGATGAACTGGTAGCAACTTGGCACGGACACATCGATCCGTACACGTTCGCCGACACAAACTTAGCTCTCTGTGTCTACTACAATAATGCTCTATCGGCCATCGAAGTCAACGGAATGGGAATGGCGACTTTCGCTCGGATGTACCGAGAGTATGAGTACGATAATGTCTATATTTACAAGAGGATGGATCGTCTCAAGAACTTCAAGACAGACATTGGAGGCTGGTACACAAACTACAATTCCAAGAAGAACCTCATTGCTCGTCTGGCAAAGGAAATGGGAGACGATCAGATAATCATTTACGATAGATACTTCATTGAGGAATTGAAAGATTTTGAAGAGGATGGAGCCGAAGAGGGGCATGACGACAGGGTAATGGCGATGATGATCGCTATTTACTGCGGCCACGAAGGAGAGTTTCAAGAGATAAGGCAGAGGCCGTCCTCTGTTGCGAAGGATCGAAACAACTACATCGTCTACAAAATGCAAGTGATGGACGGGATGCAGATTCCAGTGAAATTGTTTCAGTCGGCATCTCCGTTTGAAGCCGAGCAATTTTCAAAGAAGAGGATTGGATCTTACATCGTCAACGAGCATGGGGCGATGGCGGATTTGGTTCTCAAGCGAAAGAACGATCAAGGGGAGTTGGTTGAAGTCAAGAAGCGAGTGCCGGCGGATTTTCAGAACACTGCGTACTCGCCGATTCACGACAAGCCGGGGACGCGGCAACGGATGTTCGATGAGGGGATTCCTGCCGAGATGATCGACTCGCAGAGCGTAGGGGAATTTGAATCTCGACAGGAAGACGAGGAATTGGTGAACGATTCAGAATCATGGAAGTGGCAGTAGGATTCCAAATTTTGGAAAAACCGGAGGGGAAAATGTCAGTCATAAAGACACGTTGGGCCTGTCCAAGTTGCGGCGCTCAGATCAACGCAGAAAACCGGCAATTTATTTGCTCTGCAAATCGAAACCACTCATGGAATGACGTAGCGGTTTTCCAGAGTCTCAACCCGGCAGTAAAGTATGAAGAGGCCAAGCCGCCGGTCGTAGTTCAGGCGAACCACGTCAAGGTGGAAGTGACCGTACCGCCGCGAGTAAAGCAGGGGCTTGAGGCGAAGTTTGGGAGCACATCGGCTTCCACGATTGCCGGGGTATTGGGTATGCTGGCCGAAGGGGAGATTCTGATTGTTCCCGAATCGGACCTCCAGCGGATGAAGGAGCGGTTTGGGAAACGGCCGGAGAGTTCAGGGGAACTGTTTGGCCTGCTGTACTCTCTTTCGATGGATTTGGAGACGGCTAATCTGATAGCCTCGAACGCTCAGAAGGAAGTCCAGGCATACGAAGGCCGTAACCCCAATTCGGTTTTGATAGACCTCGGGGCGCTGTACGGTCCTGTGGTAGAGAAAGCCCGCGATCAGAACGAGCCGATGAAAAACTGGATCGAGAGGAATTTGAAAACCGCCATCGAAAATTCGTGGTTTTGATTATTCCCGTAGCAAACCGAGCGGCAGAGAGATACGATTAAAACGACATGGCAGACTTTCAGGCTCCCATCCCGAAGACCGAAGAAGTAGTTGACCAGTATCTCGTCGAGTATTACCGGAAGGTTGGCGAGTTCTGCGATGGTTGCCTTGAGGAAGGCATTGCCCGCCAAAAGACAACTCCAGAACTGAAGGCTATGGATGAGGCCATTGATTACTTGGCTGGAATCCAGTGGCGTGACAAGCTGCCGAACTACAGGCCGAAGCCGGTATCGAATGAAGTCTTATCGAACTTTTGGGAAACGATAGGACTACTCACCGACACGAGGCCGATCTTCCACATTTCGGAAGTCGGGATGCCTGGGAACTACTCAAAAACCGCAAAGATTCTGAATGCGATGGTCAAGGGATGGGCGCGTCGGGACAAGTTCAATCAGACGCTTGCTTTTTGGACGATGTTCGGAATGTTTACGACTTCCCCGGTAGTTCTCTACTGGAATCGGTTTGCCAGAGGAACAAGCGGAGATCCGGCAGACGCCGACATTTCAATGAAGCATCTCAGCCCGAAGGCTCTACTGCGGCTTGGTCCTACCAGACCGCATGATCTTGAAGAAGACGAGATGGTGATCTACCGTCACCGCGAGACTTTGGATTGGATCAAGAGAGCCTACCCTAAGATGGGGAAGATGGTTCGCCCGCAGGAAGAGATGAGCCAGTACGGGGTTGAACCGCAAGTTCCTCCAACTGTAATGCCTCAACTCTTTGAGCAGATGAATAGCGGCTGGAAGCGGATCATGGGAGGCTCCGACCAATCGAGCGTAAGGAGCAAGTATCCAGAAGCGGAAGTTTGCGAGTTCTGGATGAACGACGATTGTCTGAATGAAGGCGGCAAGACGATCTGGATGGGGCCGGGGGACGGAAAGAGTCCAGAAAGTGCCCCTTGGGGATACTGGGTAAAACCCGGAGAGAAGTTGTATCCGCGGGGACGGTTGGTAATTCGTTCCAACAAGATCACGCTCTACGATGAGCCAAATCCGTACTTCCACCGCAAGAGGCCGTTTGTCCTGATGGGGCTTCATTCGGTCCCTTGGCAGCAGTACGCCTTGAGCGTGTTGAAGCCGTGGATGGACACGAACGATGTAATGAACCAAATCATGTCTGGACTCTTGCAGGCCGTAAAGAGGGCACTTGCTCCAGCTTTGATGGCTCCAAAATCGGCTATCCATCCCGATGCTTTGAAAGCGATTGACGCCAACAAGCCGAACCTGAAAATCTCCTACAACTCAAACGCGATCACAGGTCCTACGTGGCAACAACCACCGAATATCGGCAACTACCCTCTGCCGGTTTTGGAATTACTCAGGCGGTCGATGAAGGAGAACTCGGGAACCGATGCCGTGAATCAAGCTCTTGGAAAGAAGCAGGTTCCTGGGGGAGACACGCTTGAAAAGATTCAGTTCTCGAAGACGACTCCAATCCGGTTCAAGGCTGGAAACGTTGAGACTGGAGTCAACGAGGTTGGAGAACTTTGGACAGGTACGGCGCTCCAGTTCTATGACGCTGGCCGGCGCATGGAAGTTCTTGGACTTGAAGGATTGACCAAAGAAGACATCGACGACAGGCCGGGGAGCCTGATACCGGAAGGGGTGAACTCGGAATCTCATGTCCGCAAGTTTGGATTTGAGTGTGAGCAGGGATCGTTGTTCGGATTCCAGCGGAGCGACCGGATTCAGATTGCGGCCGGATTGAGGAAGAATCATGATCTGAGCCGCAGGAAGTTCTTTTCGATAGCGATACCAGATTGGAACCTCGACTACGCAGAGAACGATGCTGAGTTGATGGAAGAGGCAAAGCAGATGGCTATGGCAATGGCTGCTTCGGGGGTAAAACCTGGGGAGCATCACGGCGGAAAAAAGTAGAAAATAATAATTTGTGACGATTTCGCTTGCAAACCAAAATCCAATTGGTTAAGAATTGCGTCAGTGAGGAAGGCCAAGCCTGAATCACGAGACCTCCGGTATCCATTCCGGGGATCGCCAAGCAGTACAGCGGTGAGAGGCCGCAACCAGAACATCGGCGAAATAAAACCCAGGGCGAAATACCCGGAAAGGAGCACCCCATGTTCGAGAACAAGCGTGGCAAAAAGCGCCCCAAGGGCCGTCATCCAGGCCGCCGGTAAGCGTTAGCCGGTTTTGACCGGCATGAGGACACCGGGGCGGGTTACGGCCCGCCCCCATCACTTCCGAACTGAGGTTAGAGAAATGCCAAAAGACGGAAAGGGAATGGCCGCACCCATTGCAGTAGGCGGTCACTATGATCCGAGCATGGCTCCGAAGTTGAAGAAGGGCGAGTTTGCACAGGTTGGAACCTTCATCGGAGAAGGGGACATGACCACGGTTGAGCCGCATGGAGTGAGCGTCAACCAGAAGACCGGCAAAACGCAGGTCGGAAACGCGGAATTCTCCTAATGCCTCCAATCGACAGACCGCCGATGTCGCCGCAGGCTCAGGCTCAGATGGGGCCGCCCGGAGGACCGGGAGGCCCAGGATTCGGACCTGCTATCGGTCAAGCCCAAGAGCAAGTGGGCAAGAACCAGATCGACTTGGCGGTTTCGACGGTCGAAAAGATTTTGATGGGTGTGCCGGACGATACGTTCCGCACCTACGCAACAAGAGCCGTGGCTATCCTGAAGACGGGAGCGGCTATGGCACAGCAAAAGGGTCCGCAATCGCAGCCAGGAGTAGGGCAACCTCCGGCGGCTGGAGCAGGCGCACCCCCTCCAACGCAGCCACAATTACCTCCAATGCCGGGGCAGATGCCCGGATAATGACCTAACAACCACAACCTCAGCGCAACCCGCGAGGGACGCGAGGAAGGAATAGGGCGATGGCAGTAAAAGATTTTGACCAGATTTACTCTTCGCTTAGTGCGGATGAGAAGAAGCTCCTTGACAACCTTTTTGCAAAAGAACCCGAACTGAAGGGTGGCTGGACTCGTCACGACGACTACAGCCGAAAGACCCAAGAGTTGGCTGCTAAGCGTACGGAGTATGAGGAAGCCGTAGCGTACAAGGCAAAAATGGAGCCTTGGTCGCAGGAAGCATACGACAGGCTTCATGCTTTGGAAGAGGCGGGCGTTCTGGACCCCGAAGGCAAAGTCCTTTGGACCGACCAGAAGGCAGAACTTGAACGGCAGCTTGAAGAAGCAAAAGCTCTTGGAGGAGATATGGACCCGAAGCAGTTGGAAGATCTGGTAACGAAGAAAGTTCAGGAGATCGCCAAGAGCGCAGGCGGTTTGACAAAGGAAGAAGTAGCGGCCTTGTACGCATCTGAGAGCAAGAAGCTCGTTGATGCTGGATTCGCGGAGCGCGA